CTGCCTGAAGATTACGGGTATTAGGCCATGATGGGAAAATTTGGTACACATCCAGGCGAACTTACTCCAAACATGCCATTAATAGTATCTTTACCAAACTGGAAATATGCAGATATTCGTCCAGAATGGAACGACGTGTTAAAGGAATGCGAAGAAAAGAACATTGATATACACATTGACTTTGCTTGGTTAACCACAGCAAGGGATATTGATTTTGACGTAGGGCATCCTAACATAAAGTCATTGGCAATGAGCATGAGCAAATATAACATGCAGTGGAACAGAGTGGGATTGCGTTGGTCAAAACAACGTACCATGGATTCTATTACTATGTTTAACCATTATTACGGTGATGTCAACAGTGGAATTATATCATGCGGTGCATACATGATGAATAACTTACCAAGAGACTATGTATGGGATGTGTATGGCGCAAAATATGACAGTTTGTGCCAAGAGCATAATTTGATTAAAACTAAGATGTTACACGTGGCCAAAATCCCCGGAGATGATTATCCCAAAGGAATTGGCCATCTATTAAAGGAAGGAGAATAAAATGACATATTCAGTATATCAAACCTGGGATAAATTAAATGTCTGTGCAGTGGGCAGTGCTTACCCACCAGAATTCTATTCATTTATAAAAAATACAAATGTCAGATCAGTAATGGAAAAAATTTCCATGGAAACCGAGGAAGATTATCAGGCTTTGATTGCGTTTTTACAATCACATGATGTTGATATTGTGCGTACCAAAGTTCAGGACAATGCCTTGATAGGTGATAAACTATTATCACCACCATTATCGCCTAGAGACCATTTTGGTATGATAGGTGAAAAGTTTTATACACCGGAGCCTGCACGTAATAGAAAATGGAACTACATCCATGGTCCTTTTTATCCAAAAGATCCCCCACAAACTCAAGAGGAATTTGAGGATTTACCTAAATACATAAAAAAAGATCTTTCTGAAAGACATTTTACCAATTCGTTGTTTGATGTATACACATTTGATTACGGAGCATTAAAACCAATAGTGGATTTAGTGGCTCAACACGGAAATGAAATTTTATTAAACAAGAACATTGACTCTGCTATGTGTTGTCAAGTAGGAGTAGATTTATATTTTGGTACATGGCCTGGACAAGACAAAAATAGATTACTAGAGTGTATGCAGCAGGAGTTTCCTGACTATCGATGTCATGCTGTAGAAACAGATGGTCATCTTGATGGGGTGTTTTGTCCTGTTAAAGAAGGATTAATATTATGCAATAACAATTATGTAGATAAAATTAATTTTGCTACGTTGTTCCCTGGATGGGAAGTAGTACCAATAGGTAGACAAGTGCAACATAAAGAGTACGAATATAATCATTTAAAACAAAAAAACGCAGGTCGATGGTGGGTTCCTGGAGAAGAGTACAACGATGATTTCACAGATTTTGTAAACTCTTATATGGATTTCTGCACTGGTAACATTGAAGAAACAACAATTGGTGTGAATATATTAATGGTTGACGAAAATACATTGCTTTGTTCTGAAGAAGATGCAAAAATTTTTAAAATACTAGAACAACACAGAATAACTCCACATGTAGTTTCTAATAGACACCATAATTTTTGGGACAACGGTATACATTGCATGACAACAGATCTAGATAGGACGGGACATCGCAAAGATTATTTTCCTGGTAGACGAGTACTGTGACAGATATCATTGGTATAGCCTGCATGCTGTTTGGGCAGATGCAAATAAATAAATGATATTGGAGTAAATCTTGCAGAAGCGAACACGTAGCATACTTGATGAATTAGCCCATATGCCTGTGGTCAAAGACAGGGAAAATCTTGTGGAAAGTCGTGCTAGTCATGTGATATCAGGCGCTATAAACTTGATCAATTATATCAAGGAAAACTACGATGCCGAGCAAGCAGCAGAGCTAGAGCGTAGGCTACTCAACAGTATTAGAGCGCAGGATCCAGCAAAATTTGCACGTGGTGTTAGGAGATTCAAAAATGATAGTCAATGAAGGTGGAAATGTTTTTAAAAGCAAAGACGGCGAGTCACTGACACAACGTATTAATCGTGAAGACGTACCAGCAACAATTAAATGGGTAGAATCTGTTACAGGATTGCCTTTTCCGGAGCAGGCTTGGTTAGGCACAACTGGACGTAAGTCCAGTTCTGGAGATTTAGATCTAGCAGTAGATGCCAGTAAAATAGACAAAGATGTATTAATACAGACATTGTTGACTAACGGAATTGACAAAAGCTCTATTAAAAAATCTGGAGACAGTGTACATATTTTAACTCCCATAGCAGGTGATCCTGCCAACGGATATGTGCAATCTGACTTGATGTTTGGAGAACCTGTCTGGCAGGCATTTAGCATGAGCGGAGCTGCTGAAGGCAGCAAGTTGACTGGTATGAGCAGACACGTTATTCTAGCCAGCATTGTGAATGCATTGAATCCTGCTCTAAAATGGAGCTATAAGAATGGGTTGGTAGATCGTGCCACTAACGCAACTGTAGAAAATGGCAAGAGCCCTGCTACCCTGAGCAAGGTAACCGGCATCCCTGTAGCAAAACTTAACAGTGCCGATGATATCGTTGACGTGGTCAGTAAACGACCGGACTACAATCAATTGATTGCTGCTGCTAGAGAAACACTGGCCAAAAGCAATATAGAATTGCCTGAATCTGCGCCTGCCCCAGGGACCGCAGCATGGTTCAGAACATATTCAGACAAATTTGCCCAATGATACTAGATTTTATCAACATGTTAACTGAGGCAGCAGATCCTCGAACTCCGCACCCCGAAGATGCAATATTCAACGGAAGTGCTGCTGCTGCACAACAAGTTGCTGGACTAAAAGCAGTCATAGCAAATCCAAATAACTTGACCATTAAATGGGATGGTAAGCCTGCATTGATATTTGGCCGAGACACAGACGGTCAGCTGGCTGTAATGGACAAGTACATGTGGGACGCTGGGTCAATGGCCAAGAGCGTTCAAGATTGGCAGACCTATGATGCCAACAAAGCATCAGGAAATCTACGTGGTAGCTTGTATGACTTATTGGCGGCGATATGGCCAGGATTAAATGCAGCAGTTCAAGGCCCGGGGTTTTACTGGGGCGATTTGTTGTACGCTGGGCAATTGCAGCCAGTACAAGGCAAGTTTGTTTTCAAGCCCAATCTGGTAGAATATCGTATCCCCGTTGGTAGTCCGTTAGGTAAGCAAATAGCCGGGACTGCAGGTGGCGTTGTAGTACATCAATATTACTCCGAACCTGGCGCAACACCTGTGCAATGGAATGGTCGAGGATTGGCCACAGTCCCGGGTGGTGTTGCAATTATAAGTCCAACTGCAGGAAATAGATTTACGCTAAAAACCCCGGTACAACAAGAACGTGCTGCAGATGCCGCACTACAGAAATACGGTGCTGCGGTTGACCAGTTACTAAGTACTGTTCCGCAAAGTGCCAGAGACAGAATTAAAACATACTTTAATAAATTTATCACAGGGCAAACTAGAGAAGCACTGCCAGACTGGTTGGCTGCAAACGTGAGCCAGAAACAATATCAAGCCTTGGCTGGAGATGACCAGACTGGTACACTGTTTGCACAAGATGCCAACGGCAAGATTGTAGAAAGTCCTGGGTACACTGGATTAAAAGCAATATGGAACAGCATTTATGCATTTAAACAAAGTCTAGCCAAGCAACTGGCACCACAAGTACAAGGAATTGAAGAATATGTAAACAATCAGCCAGCTGGCGAAGGATTTGTGTTTCCTACACCTAGTGGGCTAGTAAAAATAGTAGATCGTGAAGTGTTTTCTGCGGCTAATTTTGCAAAAAATGGCTAACTGGTATAAATACTTGCATGCGTATAACGCAAATAATTTAGGAGAAATATAATGGCAATTGGAGTGACGAGAGTAAGCGGTGATTCGCAATTAGTAGTTAATGTTGGTGATGGATATACCAGAAATGCAAATGCACAAGTTATTAACACAGGTATTGCAAGCCCAATCACAGCATTTAAAATTACAACACTAGGTATTACAGCTAACCTAGCAAACGAACTAAAAGGTCCAAGCGGTGCAGGTGTTACTGGCGCAGTTGATACACTACTAAAAGTAGTTTCTTCAAACGCTTCTGTACTAGCATACCAAGTTGACGCAGTTGGTGCAACAGCTCAGTTGAGTGTTATTGTTGAGCGCAGTGGTTGGGACAGTGATACAAGTCTACAATCTGTTATTCGTGCTTTAGCAGTTTCTACTGGTAATATTGGTGCATACGGTAACGTATTCCCGACATTAGCAACAGTTACATCAACTGGCGGTATCAAAATAGCCTAATTGCTAACTAGCAATATAAAGAAGCAGACTTTGGTCTGCTTTTTTTATGACTTGGATAAATATTAACATGCGGAAAACGCAAATAATTTAGGAGAAATATAATGGCAATTGGAATAGATCGTAGCGCAGGATATGCGTATGCAGGTACAACTGGTGTGTTAAATGGTGTTCAATACAGCGAAGTCGGGCAGAGTCTTGCGCTTTATGTTGTGGCATCATTGAACTTATCATCTGAGGATGACGCAGCAAACGAAGCATTTGAGGCAATCATTCAACTTTTTCCACCTGTGTTAGCATATTATTCTCATGCTACTACTGGTGCAATCAGCTTGATCTGTGACGGTGTTAATGCACCTGACGCAAGTGCATTACAAACAGCACTACAAGCAATTGGTGCAAGGAAAGGTGCTGTAAATCTATCAAGTGCAACTGTCACCAACGGTACAAGCTTTGTAGTTTCGTAATTAAGTCAATGACTTAAACCAAAGGCAGATTTGTTCTGCCTTTTTTATTGGCTATAAATATCTATATGAAATTCTTCACTGGAGTTACGTTAGTTGACATTACTGCTACCGGAGTTACTAGACACCGGGCGGAGCAAGAACTTGAGCGCAATCAGCAACGCAACTGGGAAACAGTACTACAGGTTATTGGTCTAAGGTCGCAGCCACAGTTGATTGAAGGTCCAATAGTTAAAGAATTTGAAATAGATCACAACAGTGGATTTGGCGAAATGTACAGGGGTAACCACAGTGTATGGATATTTTGTTTTGGTGTAGAGTCTGAGGATGTATTTTTGCACAACAATGATCCAGTTGGTGGCCTAGATCTAGACTTTGCTCAGGTGCCTATCATATGTGGGCTTGAGGAAACTGCACGTTTTATGCTGCCAATATTTTACCCGTACGGAGCAATTAAAAACATATACTTTAAAACTGGCAGAATTCACTTAAATACTATTTGATTCACGGCACACTCAGGCAACTCTTATGGCACATTTACGCAACACTACAGAACCCTCTTTAACTAAAAGAATGGAAATAAAATGGCAGAGAGCGAAAGAACCAACCTTGGTGCGCACGTGGACTTGTGTGCTGAAAGATACCGAAGCTTGGAAGATAAACTAGATAAATTAGAAAATCGTATGAGTACGTTGGAAGAACACATTATTATCATACGAACAAAGTTGTCAGATACCAAAGCAGAAACTGTTGGTGCTACCAGCGGTCAAATTATCAGTATAGGAACAGCATTTGGTGTGGCATTAACAACTGGTTTGATCACGGTACTAGTTCAGCTGATACTAAAATAAAAATGAAAATTGTAGAACTCTTAAATAAAGTACAGGTACCATTAACAAACGAAGAAGCAGACGTATTGGGACAGTTTTATGATCGTACAACTATTGCAAAAGAACACTTTGATCATAGACAAACATTGGTTGCCAATCACCTGGTTAATAAAGACGTACTACTAAGAAAAAATGAAGACGGTAAAATCTACTACAGGAAAAAGATCTGATCTGGCACATGCTCAAGCTGTGTTTGCAGATGTAGGGACAAAACATTTAAAAAATTGGACAGAAAAAGAACTTAAAAGATTTAGAACACAACCCGTGGTAATTCCTGTTGGAACTCACGGGTTTTTTGTTGGAAATTTTCGTATAACCGGAACACATCAGCAATGTTGGCGGGTAGAGCAGTTGGACGGTCAGCATCGACACAACTTCACATCAAAAATAAATGCTATAGTTTATTGCATCAACGAAATAAAACAGAAATTTGACGCAGCACAGCACTTGCTAGATTTAGACACCAAAATTGGTAGACTGGACACAGATATTGTACACTACGAGTATACTTTGTCAAAGAATCGTGATTTGGTAAAATCTGCCGCGGTGTTAAATAGATGTATTGATGCCAAGACGCAGCGCCGCCATCTTTTAGATATTTTGAAAAAAACTTTAAATTCGGCTAAATACTTGAACTTTGGGAAACTACCACTATGAGATTAACAGAAATGGGCACCAAGCCTACCGCTAAAAAAATTAATAAAGTAATGGAAAGCCGTTTTGGCATCAAGATTGACTATGCCAACTTGGACTTTACAAAAGCCTATAAATTGGCCCGTGGACTAACAGAAAGTCTAAATCAGATCAAGAGCAGCCACGGTGCACACCAGGCAGAAAAGAATCCCAAGTACATGGAACTGCTAATGGTGCGCGAAGGACTGCATCGCTGGATGGTAGAAAATAAGCAACAGCTTATTATGGAAAGCGAAATGGGCAAAAGCCAAGCTATCCTGGCTGCCAAAGACATGGTTGATTCAATTCAAGACATGCTAGAAGATGTAAGCAAAATGCAAAACGAGCAAATGCCTGCCTTGCTTGACACTATCCGTGATCAAATTGGCATGGAACAAGCAGATCAGTTCAAGGCCAGTGTTGGTGCTTTGTTGGCCAACATGGTTGAGCAACTGGGTTCTGCACGTGAAGCAGCAGACACAGCAGCAAGACAATTGGCCGGTGAACAAGTGGCACAACCAATGGGCATGGGCGGCGCAATGCCTCCAGTTGCAGCTCCAGGCGGTATGGGAGCAGACCTAGGTGGTATGTCTCCTGACATGGGCAGTGACATGGATACAGATGAGTTTGCGGCCACTGATGCTGCTGCAGGACCAAACGAAATTGGTAGAGAGCGTCGTTAATGCGAGTTCGTGACATTATAGTCGAAGATCACATTGACGACATGCTGGAAGATGAAGCCGAAGGGCGTGGTGATGCCAATCTTATCACCACGTTGGAGTTTCTTCGTAATCGAGCACACGACACACATGTACAGCCCAGAGTCCGAGCCGACAGTTTAATTAATCTTGTACAGACCACTGGTGATCAACAATTTACCTTAGAAAATCTTCTTGATTCATACAGTGACAATGAAGTAATCAAAGGCTTGATCAAAGATATCAAAGACGACAACACCGGGGTCAAGTATGTGTATCTTGCTCCGTTTGCTGACGATTCAGAAGTGGCTGGCCTAGCAGATACTAATGCTCCGCGTACTGCCCCTGAAAAAACAGTTAACTCAATGGCTAAATCAGCTCTTGCAAAACGCAGTTAATTAGTTTACACTAACACAAAGGAAATTTAATATGGCTTACTCAAGCGAAGTCTTAGATCACTACGAGAATCCTCGTAATGTTGGAAAAATGGACAAGACTGACTCCAGTGTAGGTACCGGATTGGTAGGAGCTCCTGCGTGTGGTGATGTACTGCAACTCCAAATCAAGGTAGAAAACAATGTCATCACAGATGCTAAATTTAAAACCTATGGCTGTGGATCAGCAATTGCCAGTTCGTCCTTGGTTACCACATGGCTCAAAGGTAAGACACTGGATGAAGCAAATCTGATTGAAAACAGTGCAATTGCGGAAGAACTGGCTTTACCTCCAGTCAAGATTCACTGTTCAATACTGGCAGAGGATGCAATTAAATCAGCTATAGCAGACTACAAGGCCAAGCATGATACAATTAACTGAAGTAGCAGCCAAGAAGGTATTAAAGCATATTGAAAAACGCGGACAAGGCCTTGGTATCAGTATAGGTGTCAGGACCACAGGCTGCTCGGGCCTTGCTTACAAACTGGAGTATATGGATACTGCTCCAGTGACGCTGGACTGGCTTCAATATGAAAGCCGAGGTGTCACGGTATGGGTCAACAGCAGAGACGTTCCTTATTTGAACGGACTTGTAATGGACCACAAACGACAAGGACTCAATGAAGGATTTGAGTTCATCAACCCTCAAGAAAAAGCTCGCTGCGGCTGTGGTGAAAGCTTTACAATCTAAATGATCACTCCAAGATTTAACTACGTTCCACTAGCAAGAGAAACACTAGAGGGCAAGCGTCATTACGCACTGCCTGATGGTAGCCGTGTGCCCAGTGTCACAACCATATTAGAAAAAACCAAACCTGCAGAAGCGCGGCAGGCACTACAAGAGTGGCGCAATAGAGTGGGTACAGAACGTGCCCAGCAGATTACCACAGAAGCTGCCAATCGTGGAACACGCATGCACACCTATCTTGAGCGTTATGTGAAAAATGATGACATAGGTGATTTTCCTAGTAACCCATTTGCACAACCTTCGTGGTTCATGGCAGCAAAAGTGATACTAGAGGGGCTACACCATGCTGATGAATTTTGGGGTAGCGAAGTACCGTTGTATTACAGTGGGCTATATGCCGGCACTACCGACCTAGTGGGCACCTGGAAGGGACAACCTGCTATTATGGATTTTAAACAAAGTAACAAGGTCAAGAAGCGTGAATGGATTGACGATTACTTTATACAGTTGGCTGCATATGCAGCAGCACACAACGAAACACATGGTACACAAATTCGTACAGGGGTAGTGTTAATGTGTGTGAAGCCAGCAACAGAACACGATGATCCAGTGTACCAAGAATTTGTACTAGAACCTAAAGATTTTGATCACTGGCAAGATCAATGGATGCGTAGAGTAGAACTATACTATCAAACAGCATGAAAACAAAGTTAACCGAACTGGGTGCAAATGGTAGCTTTTGTATATTGCCATTCATACATCAGGAAAAAAAATTTAACGGAACTTACCATGTGTGTTGTTATGGCGATCAATTGCAGTCTGATAATCCTGCAGATGACTCGTTGGCCAGTTTTAATTCTGATAAAATCAACAGGATCAGATCTGACATGTTGTCTGGCACAAAGCCGGCTGACTGCAATTCCTGTTATCAACAGGAACACAACAACATTTATAGTCCCAGGCTAAGAGAAAATCACACCTGGACCAATTGGGAATCTACACATACCGCAGTAGAAAAATGCTTTGATGATTTCACCCATAAAAATACCATCAAACCTATCAGTTATGACCTGAGATACAGCAATACCTGCACTTTAAAGTGCCGTATGTGCAACAGTTCCAGTAGTAGTGCATTAAATGCAGAATACAAAAAGATACAACATCAATGGCCAGAAAAGTTTTGGACCATTGACAATCCACGAATCAATCATGAAGTTGAATTGCATAGTGATGTACAAAAAATATATCTTGCTGGTGGGGAACCACTGGTAGAGCCATTGAATTTAGAATTGCTAGACAAAGTGGCACATCATAATCCAAATTTGGTTATTCTCATTAACACAAGTTTAAATCATCTAAGTGAAAAATTTGTAACGGTATTAAACAAATTCAAATACTTGACATTGGTAGTGTCAATTGATGGAACCCATCAAATCAACGACTATGTACGCAACGGATCAAACTTTGATACAGTGATTAAAAATATTCGTAGCATGGCACACCATGACATGATATTCTCCACATGTGTGAGCATATACAACGTGTTCAATGTTAAACAATTAGTTACTTTTATTAACAAAGAGTTTCCTAATAGTGGTCATGGCATACACCTGGTCAATGATATTCCCGAAGTGTTTGTTGACAATGTGCCGCCAGAGCTCAGACCAGGCCTGATTCAGCAATTAGAAACTTGTCTATTGGAGATTTCAGATTTTTCGGCACAAGGAATTCACAATATAATTACTACATTAAAACAAAATAATTTTGATCACAATCGTTTTAATGATTTTATCAAATATACTAAAATTTTGGATGAATCGCGCGGCGAATCAATTATCAATATGGTTCCGGAGTTAGCTAAGTATTTCAATGAACAAAGTTAAATTTAAATTCTTAGACATACCAATTATCAGATCCTGCAATTTAGAATGTGGTGGCTGTTTGACATTTTCCGACAGTAAAAAGATAAAAGGATTGGTAAATTTAGAACAGAGCCGCCCTTGGCTGGAACATTGGGCCGCTCGATTGGACCCTTCTGCTGTGACTATATTTGGTGGTGAGCCACTACTGCATCCTAATTTCATTGGTTGGTGCAAACAAGTTCGACAACTTTGGCCTGATGCAGAATTACGCATTAATACAAATGGATACTATTTAAATACTTTATACGATAAAATTGAGGAGCTGTTTACTGAGGACATCAGACCGCAGTTTATAGTAAGCATTCAAACTGGTCATGAACCGTACTACGGCATGGTCAAAGAAAATATCGAGCAACTTAAACAACTAGTATTAGCCCATCTTCAACGCAAGCACCCAGAAAAAACCGTCACCTGGAATTTGTGGTTAGATGAACCAGAAATACATAAAAAATGGTGGAGAATTGAGATAGACGGAGTAGACGCCGGAATACGTATCACCAGTTGCGAGCAATGGCAAATCCCGTGGCAAGCACATTACCAAGGTGTTGAAACTAAATTAAAACCTTTTTACGATTATAATGATCCCTGGCACGTTGACAATCACAGTTTCTGTCAGGCAAAAAATTTTATAAATTTGTACGAAGGAAAAATATATAAATGCCCAACAGTGGCAGTACTGAATCAGACTCTACAAACCTTTAATTTGGCCGATGATTTGGACTGGGCATCTTATCTGACCAATTATTCCAGCCTAGATATAACAGCAGATAATGATCAAATTACCGCCTGGTTTCAGCAACAGCAAGGTCCGGAGAAGGTGTGCAACATGTGTGGTTTTAGTGGACCAAACTCAACCAACGGACATCTAAACAGGCACGAGCTTAAAAAAGGCTGGAATTTTGAAATAGTTCCTACGCAATCGTTGTAACCACAATATCATAAATACTGAATAATATCAAGGATTTGCAATGGCCGTAACACAGATCAGCAGAATACAGCATCGTAGAGGTTTGCAACAAGACCTGCCCCAGTTGACTACAGCCGAACTTGGCTGGAGCATTGACGAACAACGATTGTTTATTGGAAACGGGACTCTAGAAGAACTAGCACCATCAATTGGCGTAACAGAAATACTTACGCAAAAAAACATTGACCGTGGCGACCTAACAAGACTGTTGGGATCATACCAATTTTTTGGTAATGCTGCTGGCTATGCTGCACAAACTGGCAGTAGTTCACTGAACCCAACATCTCGCAGCATTCAGGCCAAGTTGGATGATATTGTGAATGTTAGAGATTTTGGTGCTGTTGGCGATGGTACTACCAACGACACTGATGCAATTAATCGAGCACTTACACAAATTTACAAAACTCCCAATCAGGAAACTGGCCTGCTGCCACGCAGAACTATATATTTTCCTGGCGGCACATATATAACATCAAACACAATTCAAGTTCCCCCTAACGCCAGACTGGTTGGTGACGGAATTAACAGCACCAGGATTCAATTGACACAAGGCAACAAGAAAGTTATTGAATTGTGTGATAGCAGGTTCCTGACAGGAGCCAGTATTGGGACAACTGGTGGCATACTGCCAAGTATGGTAGAGATACAGCATCTGACCATACACAATTCAAATTTGACTACGTCAGTGCCACTGATCAGTATTGACAGTGCTGCTAACGTAAAAATCAAGGACACGCTAATATCCAGTAATACATCTGCTGGAACTTATGTTAATCTGGTTGCAGTGAGCTCCACTGTACAACAAACCAGGAACATAGTGATTGATGGATGTATTTTGGCTCATGGTGGCAATGCTATCACACTAGCAGGTGCCAGTGTTTTAAAATTCCAGGTTTTAAATTCCACATTTGACGACATATCAAATGTCACGGTGGATGGCGGATCTGTAAATGGTTATACTGGAATAAACAATTTTCATGGCAATATTGGCGCCGCTGCACGTATGACATCAGCAACATATTGGCACACATACGGTGAAAACTTTGATAACACTCCTACATTAAATGGAATGTTTTTAGGTAACCTGCAGCGAGGAACAGCAGCAGCAGTTGGGATTGACACCACTGATTCATCAATCATGTTGGTAACTGCAAATTCATCTGGCACATTTGATTATGAAATAAGTAGTAGCTCGGCTCGTCGTGTTGGGACCATGATGTTTTCTTCCAATGCTACCACAGTTGCGTTTTCTGATGAATTTGCAGAAACTGCTACCAGCTTGTCGGCAAACTTATTTTTAAATGACTTAAATCTCAGATGTTCATTGGCATCAGGCACAGCTACTTTTAAATACGCACTTAAAAAATTCAATTAACCAATGTTTCAACTACCAACCAGCGAGAGAATCTCTCGCTGGAAATCTTTCAGGCAACAATTAAATCAATTGACCATGCCTGACGCAATATTAGAAACCCTGCATTTTTGGCAATCCTGCCCGTTTATCCCTTTTTATCTAGCCGCTGATGATCCTGCAACCTGGCCCGATCCTTGGGAATTAATTACGGAAAATTACTATTGTGATCTTGCAAAAACATTGGGTATAGTGTATACTTTACATCTAAGCAGCCATGGGCCAGAATTAAATCCAGAAATAAGAGTATATTATGATCCCAAGAGCCATTATACCTACCATGTAGCTTACTTGGCTCATGGGAAATATGTTATTAATTTGGCCGAGGATGAGCTCGTAAATAACACACACATTAATCAAAGATTAATATTAAAATATTGCTACACAGCAGTAGATTTAAAATTAGAACAATACTAGAGGCGTTGATGACACAAATTCAAGTAACAAAAAGAGATGGCAGCAAAGAATTCTTAGACATAGAAAAAATGCATCGAGTGGTCATGTGGGCCACTGAGGGCATCACAGGAGTAAGCGCAAGCGAAGTAGAAATCAAAAGTCACATACAATTTTACAACGGTATCAGAACAGTAGACATACAAGAGACCTTGATCAAAAGCGCAGCGGATTTAATTAGTGAAGAAACACCCAATTATCAATACGTGGCAGGCAGACTGATCAATTATCATTTGCGTAAACAAGTTTACAACGATTATACACCATGGCCTTTGTACGATTTGGTAACCAAGAATGTCAGTAGTGGTTTCTATGACAAGGCGTTACAGGATGCCTACACCAAAGATGAATGGACAATCTTGGACAGTTACATCAAGCATGAGCGTGATGAGCACTTTACTTATGTGGCCATGGAACAATGGCGCGGCAAGTATCTGGTACAAAATCGTGTTACCAATGAGATTTTTGAAACACCACAGATAGCGTACCTGTTGATTGCAGCTACACTATTTCAAACTTACCCACAAGAGACCCGCTTACA